TCTCGATGAACTCACGCTTAAGGTGCTTGCTGTCAAAACCCTTAGAGTTCCAGCCGACAAGTACGTCAGCTTCGTCCAGCAAAGCGTGAACCTTTTTAAGCATTGCTTCTTTACCATCGTGATGGGCAGACGCGAAGTGTACCTTTTTCTCGCCGTACCACCTTGCGCCCCAACACATCATTTCAGTGGCCTTTAGAATCTGGCCAATAGATATGTTCTGGTCCCATAGGCCCCATGTGTGTGCTGTTAGTGGGCTTGTTTCGATATCTAGAAATAGAATCTTCATACGCCCTCCCATCCATTCTTTAGTATTTCTCGGTGCTTTTTGTTTCGGAGATAGATTACGCCATGACGAACTGCATCATTGGCGTGTGGTCTACCGGGTTCGTGTAGTTCCATCTTGTGCAGTCTTGCGTCGGAACATAGGGCCTTCTGGCTCGGCTTCTGGTACACCAAGTCGTACAGCCCGAATGGATAAAGCGCCTCAAGTGCCCCTATTACATAGGTTGCGCTAAGGTCTATACCCCTAACCCCCTCCCGAAGGTCGAAGTCTTCGCAGATAACATGGTCTATCTTGATGTCTATAAGTTCATCCCAGTGAAAATCTAGGAATCCTCTAAGGCCGTTCTTTATCTGCCAAGTCCTTGTGAAATTGTAGCTGTGAGTGTTGTACTCTAAAAGCGCTACTCCGGTTGTACCTCCAGGGTCAAGACACAATGCAACTGTTTTACCTGCCATCTTTCAACCTCTCTTCCTTCATCTTAATTATTTGTGTCATTTGGTAGCAGGCAAGGGATAATGGATACTTCATGCCATGCTCGTACTTTTCGCAGTGAAACTTTACGGCTTCTTCGTCAAACCTGACAGTATCAAACTTTGCTTTCCTGCTGTAGTTCTGGTTCTTCACGCTATCACCTCCAAATATGTCTTCCGGTTTTCCATTACAGTATGCACTCTGGCCTGCGACCTTAGTGCTTCAATGATATCATCAAACTCACGCTTCTTCTTGTTGTTGAATCTACGGTAAGCTTCTTCATAGCGAACCCGACCACCCCGGTCAACCACGTAAGCCTCAAGCTGGTCAACATCTCGCTGCCACTCTGATGCCGAGATAGCTCCAGCCATTGTGATTAGATTCTGGAACCACTCCTCTGAATAATGAATAGCAATTAGAATGTGCTTTATCTTTACCTCGTCAGCCTTGTCAGCCATTGATAGCAAGATTGCACACTTCCAAACAGAAAGGGCCAGCCTCTGGCGTGATGGCTCAATGGATGCCGCTTCCGAATGGTTTTCGGCAACGTTACCCATCTCCCACTTGTACTGGTTGAAACGCTCCAGAGCGGCTTGGCTAAGTCGGATTGGCCTAGGATTAGGCTTACCCTTCTTTTGCCAGTAAGTTACTGACTGGAATAGTTTGCTAACCATGTCATCCATCACGCCGTCCTTCACAGAGACTTCGTATTCATCTGCCTGCTGGATATCCTCAAGCTCACGGCTTCTATCTGGTGCCTCGGCAGTTACATAGATAAAACGTGCCAAGAAACCAGAGCGGAAGTACTCGGTTGTGAGCACATCTGCCGTTCTGCTCGTGATGCCCATAAGGTACATGATGAAGTTAGTCTCTGCTCGTTCACTCTGTCGCTTATCCTTAGAGGAACGAATTACAACTGGAACATGACCATCATAAAGCTCAGTGAATCGCTCCGCAGCTGAAGCCATGTAGGTCTTATTCATAAAGTCCTTGAACATACCTTGTACTTCATCTCGGTGGAGCAGGCTGGTCTTCTTGTCACGCTCAGCAAGAACGGCAGTAACACCTTCAGGTGTAGCATCCGAACCAATGTCAATCTGGTATCCACCGAACTGCTCATACTTGCGAATAACTCTCAGCATTAGTTGGCGGCTGGTTGACTTGCGTGTTAGCGTAGTTTCACCAAGAAGCATAAACCAAAGGTTCAGCCCCATCTTGCCGTAGCGAGGTATGGCGTAGCCCCAGTCGGAGAACACAGATGATAGTATCGTAAACGCTCCGGCAATCTGGTAACCAAGTGCACCGTCAGTCTTAGACTGAGCCCAAGCTACATAAGCGTCGATAAAGGTTGGCTCCGTGGCTACCACCTCACGCTCTTCAGGTGTGAGTAATGAGATGGTAACCGGTGTGAACCGAGCTGTACCAGCGTCGCTGGTGATTGGCTCAGGAACATAAGGTGCTGCCTCTTCTTCCGCCCTGTAGCTCTGGACAGCTCGCTGTACATCACGCCACAAGTCACCGTCAGCATCGATACGCTTAGCCCTATCTGGACTGTGATACTTATTGCACTTGGCGTGACGTGCTACGCTGAAAACCTCTTCAGGAGTCAAGCCTTCACGCAGTAGCTCCATCTCTAGCTTCCATAGAAGCTTGGATGTATCAGCATTGTGCGCTGGCTGCTCCATGTATAGACCAACAACCTGAGGGTTGTGTGATAGCTTCTCTAGTACCTCAAGCACCGGAGGAAAGCCAGCAGGCATCTCAGCATCGGCTGCCTCACGTATTGGCTCAACATCCACGTCACCGTAGACATCCTCAATCTGTTCCAAGGAATAAATCTCGCCAGTAGTTGTGGCTTCGATTGTATATGGTTTAGCACGCTTCATGTTGCGGGTGTTGGGCAAGCGCAGTAGCTTAGTTGTATTCCAACCCGACTTATCGCATCCCTGGTGAGAGTGTGCATAAGCAATCTTCTTAGATAATAACGCGGCAACCATCGGGTCAACCTCAGAATCGAGAACCCAATAGGTGTGCCAGCGGTCCTCTGAAGTCTGCACAGAGATGGATGGTTGAATCATAAAGTTCTCAGGAGCACAAGCATCGGCGTCTGCATAAATGACACTTACGGTCTTTGCGTTTTCCTTGATGCGTCGCTGAGCATTGAACAAGATGGGAGAAAAGTAAACGTCCTCCATTGAGTGAGCCTTAGTAAACTCAACCATCTGATGCTTTTGCTCAGGGAACTCGTAAAACTTCTGCTCTGTCAGTTCTCCGCTGAAAGCATTACGTATTACTAATGTTGCAATCCCGGTTCCTTCACCAAAGATTGATGTTAAAAAATCTGCCGTCTTCACTTATTCCTCCTTCCTTAGTTTCCTCCTACGGACCTATCATGGTGCTCTAGCTGAGAATCGAACTCAGCGGTCTAAGGAGAAAGGAGGAGGTAGACCATACCAATTAGAGCTAACGTGCGTTATACAGTCGCACCCCTGTTCTGGCTATTGGGTTACCAGACATCCCCTGTTGCCGCTGTTGCACCCATTGAGGTGAGACCACTAGCAGCGTCACTAGCCCTGTCTAAGGCTTCGTCTGTAGGCTTATCAAAGCCGCCCACTTCATTCCTTGGCTGGTCATTCATGTCTGTGCCTATCTTAACACGAACACCGATTGCCCTGCCTAAGATGTCAGCAGTTTCGGGGACCTTGAAAGTGTCTGCCTTAACATCAAATCCAATTGCCCTGAAGAAGGTTGCAGCCTTCCAAGCGTCTTTGGCCACATACAGTGGAACATAACTAAAGACACGGCGGTTCTCATACTTGCCTTCACTGATTCGGAACTGCACATTAAAACGAGGCTTACCCTCATTAGCACCGGACCTAACTTCCTCTTCAACAATATTGAATACCGTTGCGTTATAAGAACCAGCAGGTAGTGGCTCCATCGAACCGCTCTTGCTCTCCAGTGATTCCTCTGTGAATTTCATTTCATAACCCATTATTTGCCTCCTTTAATTAGTGCGTATATTTTCTTTAGACTTGGCTCAATAACCATTGGAGGTAGGTTGAACCTATTCTTAGTTACGAACCTATCAGATGATTCTACTAGCAGCACACGCTGAGGAGTTCCGTCCTCTTGCTTCTGTGCAGTTAGATAACCAATGATGTCCGGGATTCCTGGTAGGTCCTTCTTGGAGCCACCTGGGATGTTAGGAACGGTCTTGACCGCCCCAGTGTTTTCATCCTTCTGGTCCTCGGCATGAGTCAGAATGATGGAGGTGAAAGGTGCAGCGTGTAGAGTCCTAACTAGGTGATTTGCCCATACTTTTAGGTCACCCCATTTGCCGAACTTGTTGTTTTGATTCTCTGGTCGTTCGGCAAATACCTTTTCAGCTCTGTCCATTGCGACACCCAGTGTGTCGATAATTACAGTCTTGTACTTATGCTTGAGGTTGATAAGGTCGTTCATAACCGCGTCAAGTTTCTGATGGTTATCGACCTCTATAACATCCACGTCCTTGAAGTCTCTAGCGATAGCAGATGCTCCGCCTTCAACATCAATTAGCAGCACAGGGGTAAGCTCAGCAACCTGAGCAGCGGAAGCCGCAAGCCATGTCTTACCACGGCCAGCGTCTCCATAGATTAGTATTGTCTTTGGTGCATTTAGTACTTCTGCTTTATGAACGTGCTTAGCAAAAGATAGTTCTGGGAATTCTGTAGCGCCCATTATTATTGCCTCCTTATAGGTTATAAATTATACCAGACCGTTTACTGAGCAGGTGTAACACTCAGGATGGCTTGGGTAGTTCGCGGGATGCTCTCCGTCTTGAAGCTCAACCCAGATTGCAACTAATCTATTCCATAATGCTACTGCAATATCTTCGTCATAATCATATGTATACTCCATTACATCAATGTCACTTGTTCCATCTCTGTTGATAAAAACCAGAGATATACTATCAATGCTTGTGCCTGATTTGTTCACACCCCAAGCATACAACTGGCTTTGGCCGATGTACTTTTGCATCGTGTAAGTAGTGCCAGCATCTCGGCTCTCACCATCAATCCACTTCTGAATCTTTTTGGCTTTCGGCCTTGAGGTTGTCTTCCAGTCTATGAGGTGACCGGCTCCCGGAAGCGTCAGGTCGGGCTTGGAGCCTACTGTTCCATATCCCTCCAACTCTCCAAGCACTATCTTCTGCTCTACTATGGCATCCTGTAGCTCCTTCTCTTTTGATTTTGGTACTTCAATTTCTATTGCTCCGTGTATCGCTGTTCCTATTTTGCCACCCATCCAGTACTTACCTTGCGGTTGCTTAATACCAGACAGGTCACTAGCTAGACACCTAGTGCATGGATTGGAAATCTGTGATGCTCCAACCTTGCGCTGTTTATCTCTGTCGGTTTCATTGTTCAATAAACCAAGTGCTAATGTCTTCACCCTCGAACCACTCAGGCCCATGCTTGTACCTCCCATGCGTAAAGTTAATGCCTCCCCAGATACCATACTGTTGTTCACTGGCAACTGCAAAGTCGTAACATTCTTTTAGTAACGGACATCCGTAACAAGCCAGCTCTGCATTACCATCGCTTACCTGTTCGGGATTATCAAAGGTATCCATATCTTTGCGACATGGCACCTCGGTAGTTGTCAGCTTTTTCTGTAAGTCATTATACAGTATTTCTGACTTCTTGTCAAGCAACGCCGTTTCTGGTATCTCCATAATGGGTTCTTGAATTAGCTTCTGTTTAGTCTTGCCAGCCTTCTTGTTCTCTTGGTATTTCTTTCTGGCATACTGCCTCCTGCACTCTCGGCAAACCCTCGTCTTATCATAGGGTCTGATGAAAGTATTCTCTTCTGTAAACTCATGGCCCTTGGAACAATGCGTTCCTTTAGCCCGCTTCCGGCCCCAAGGATTGGTGCTGTCTGCTTCTTCCCATACGTATTCTGCCATTTAGTAATCCTCATCCATGTCGTGTGGTTGTAACCTAATGTTAACCTTGCCGCCACTATTATCGCTACCAAACCCCAGGAAACTGCCAAACATAGCTGAAAGGAATACTGCTCCCTGAACAAGGCCCCCGACCATGACTGGAACAATCAAGAAGCTCAATAA